GTCTGATAAATCATCATACCATTGGGAAGATGAGCAAATATCTTGCCAAATTATACGCACCTTTTTATAGGGTAATTTTTTCTTAGTCATTTTAGTATCTGTTATATAACTTTTAGAGCTATTGACAATAGACAATAACGGGTGTAATTACAGTATAAAAACGGAAAGGTATAAATGGAAAACGATAAAATACAAAAAGCATTCTCAATATTTAATGGTGGAGAAGGATTGGATCATTGGTCTTATTCTAGTACGTCAACACCATTTGCAAAAAATATTTTAGGTTACTCATTCCCTCAAGAAGTTAGAAGGAAGTTTCCATTTAGATATAAAGCAAACTTTGGCAACCTAGTAAACAATGTAGTTCAAAAACAAATAGCAGATGTAATTTATAAAACTAAAACAATTAAAGAAACAGAGTGGGATCGAAACTTTAATGTTTGTTTTAAAGCTGAGCAAGATAACATTAATATTAATCCACCGGTTGACGCAAAAGATAAGTACGGCAGAGAAGCTATGATTAGATTTGCTATGGATTGTATTCCTATTACAAAAAAAGTTGTGCAGCAAATAATGGGTAAGGATAAATTAGTTTGCGAAAGATATGTAGAGCTAAAAGAATTTGACATGATCAAACATATTCTAGGTAGAATAGATTATGAAAGTAAAACAAAATTTATAGAATTAAAAACTAAGCCACCTAATTTAAGGAAGGTTAAAGGTAAAGAAGAATGGAATATGATCACTCAAGAATTACCTACAGAGCCTACGATTGAAAACCTTACACAAACTTCGTTCTACTACATGGCAACAAAGAAGATACCATACTTGGTATATGTTAATGACAAAGACTATGTCATCTTTGATAAGAGCCATGAGTTAATGAAGGCAGATCACTTGCAACATCTTTATAATAAAATGATTGATAAAATTTTATTGTGGGAAAAGATGATTATGTTTTGTGAAGGCAACATTGAAAGATTAGCTTTGATGATGGAGCCACCAGACTTAAATCATTTCTTTTATTATAAAGATTTAGCAGATGAACAAGTACAATTAATCAATAAACTATGGGGTATAAAAATATGAGTAGTGAAAATAATGTATATAGAATGGGAACAAACAACATGAGTAACATACATAAGAAACTTTATAACGCTTGTAATCGTGCAAGTAGTGTAGTGAAAGCAGACAAAAATGGAGCGCCTTTTAGTCCATTACTACATGATGATGTACAAAGAGTAGCAATGGCAGCTCTATTGGAAAATGGTTTATATCCAACCTGTAATTACATAACAGACATAACAGATAGATATGTGGTTGTTACTTGTACCATGAGAATAACTGACATCGATGATCCAAAAAGTTTTATTGTGATTGACGGATGTACTGCCATGGGTGGATTAGATAAGTACGGAACAGGTCAAGCAATGTCATACAGTAGAAAGTATGCGTTCTTGAATGCACTAAACTTAAAAACAGGAATGGATTTAGAAGATGGTTACAATGCTAAACCATTCGAACAAAATTCTGTGGAGAAATCTACAGAACCTACCTATCTTGATGATGAGATAGATGTAGAAGAGATCATTAACCAGATCACACAAACTAAAACTGAAAAGCAATTTGCTACAGTTAAAAGTCAAGTGAGATCAGTTGTTAATCATCTAAAGAAAAATAACTTCAAGGCTTATGAACAGATCAGAGATGAATCTGTCAAGCATGAAGCAACACTAAAAAATAATCAATCATAAGATTGATATAACTAAGGAGTAAACATGGATAATCAATCCGATAAAATATACATCAACCTAACCAAGAATAAAGATTGGAAGTCTCCAACAGATAAACTTCCAGTTTACATTGGTCCCAAAAATATGAAACATCCAGATAAGAACTGGACCATTGGGGTCAATATTGGTGGCAAGTGGTATAACCAAGCTGCGTTTCCGTCAAAAGATCAAGACGGCAATGTCAAGGAAGGTGAATTGACAGTAATTTTAACACCGAGTGGAGCAGGAGCAACTAAAAATGCCTTTGCAAAACCAAGTGAAGGTGCTAATAACGAATATACCTTTTAACTTAGGCTAAAGGGTATTCAGCAGGGTGGGGTTTTTTTTCCCTTTCTAATCGTTTTCCCCACCTTGCTAAAACAGGATTTAATATGACAGATAATATAAAAGAACCATCACACTACATAGCAAACAAGATTGAACCTATTGATTTTATAATTAAAAATGAATTTGATTTTTGTGAAGGCAATGTAATTAAGTATATTTCTAGATACAAAAGAAAAAATGGTATTGAAGATCTTAAAAAAGCTAGACAGTATATAGATTTTTTGATTAAAAAAGAAGTTGAAAAAACTAAATAAGTATGACAAAATTTAAAAGAATTATCAATGGAGAGTGTCATTTTGAAATGATTGAACTCTTTGATGATGTAGAGAAGGCTAGTAACACTCAGAATAGAGGTGAGTTAATAGAATGTAATATCGACAACTTGAGATTCGATTTTACAAAAGTGAAAAAGGAGCATGATGGAAAACATCAAGATGCGTCTGCAGAAGCTAAAGGATCTTCAAGCGAAAAAGCACAAGAAGTTCTTGGAAGCAAAGTACAAAGTAAATAAGTATCAACAAGATTCTTATAAATTACTTTGGCAAATAGAGCAGACAAAAGAACAGTTAATGGCATATAAATAGTCATTAACGTAATGATTGAAAAAAAAGAAAGGAAAACTGTAGGGGATCTATGACCATAAACGTAAGCACACACTATAATAAACACATAAAACACTTAGACCAAAACACATTTATTTATAAAGTTAAGAAAGCATTTTACCTTCTTACGAACCAAGAAGAAAGATTATATGAGGTAGGGTTCTCGGAAGGATTTTTATATGCTGCAAAACTTTTACAGAAACAACCTATTGATGATAGTAATAAAAAAATAATTGGAGTTGTTTACAAAAATGCAAACTTAGAAACTGTTAATAAAATAGTAGATAAGGTTTGTGAAAAATATCTTGTAAGTAAACACGATGTGTTTGGCAAAGGTAGAACTAGAGATATAGTTAGAACAAGAAGCATACTTTATAATCTTTTACATGAAGAATATAATGTAAGTATCTCATCTATTGGAAGAGTGTTTGGTCAAGATCACACTACAGTTTTACATTCACTAAACAATAAACAAAACAAGTCTAGATATTGGGGTAGCGAATATTCTATTTGGAAAGAGTATGAAAATTTAAAAACAGAGTTGTTGCCAATAACTACTTCTTAAATCCAGACTTCATATTTCTATAAGCCTTAGCAGAGATTGTGCTTTTAGCTTTACTTTTTGAAGTGCCAGATTTTTTTTTCTTATTGATGTTATAGTAAAGACCCTTGCGTGCCATTTTACCAGATTTAGTTTTGTGATAACCTTTTTTCATTACTTCTTCTTTTTAGATTTTTTAATTTTTTTTTGTAAAAATTTTGGCAGAGTTTTCTGCTTAGCTGTTAGTTTGCTTTTACCTTTAGATTTTCCGTACATAGTTATTCTCCTTTTGTTGATTCATTTTTACCACACAGTATTTGTCAAAGCAACTACCATCTTTACCATCATGGCAAAAGTATTGTTTCTTATGTGTTACAATCCAACCACCTGCATCACTCATAAGCATCTTCTTGCACCAATTACAATAGCCACAGATTAACGATTGTTGTGTTGGTTTCTTCCAAGTCTTATTTCTTTGCACGTTTCTTTTTCTTTTTGCAGCTACAAAAATCAAAGGTTAATACATCTTCTACCTTTTGAAATTGATCGTCTATCCAACCACAAATTTTTAATATAAATCTATCTAGCATTTCCACCTCCTTCTTGCCTGTCTTATTCTAGAATTAGGATCGTTTCTAGTTTTAGCTGATGAGTTTCTAAGTTGACCTGCTGATCTAGCACAATAACTTTTTCTACGTTTGGCAGCAACTGAACCTCTCTTAACTTTACCAGTAACAGCTGTCTTTAATTTTGATCCTGGATTTGCTCTTCTATATCTTGCAACACCTTTAGCGGTCATACCTGCTCCAGACTTTGTGGGTCTGTAGTTTGCGTTCTTACCTTTAGTAGTTTTT